TTAGAAGGTAATACTATTGAATATACAAGTGATGGCGTTACATTAACACTTAAAATCACGGAAGCAGATGGAACAGTTACTGAAATTACGATTCCTATTGGTACTTTTTTGTTCTAGTTGTTCAATATTTGACCAATATGAAGATACATACGAACAAAGATTTAAAGCACATGACATTGTGCATATATCACAATTACAATCTGAATATTTATTAAACGCAAAAAAACCTATAATTAAACCTGTTGTTGCTGTATATCCAAGTGCATTTACAGACCAAACAGGACAGCGTAAAAGCAATAGTGAATTTGCTTTATTTAGCACAGCTATTACACAACAACCAAGTTCTTTATTAATAAGAGCATTAAAACACGCAGGTAATGGTGATTTTTTTGTTGTTGTAGAAAGAGTAGGTTTAGATAATCTTACAAAAGAAAGACAACTAATAAGGTCTGCAAGAGAACAAGTTGCAAAAGATGATGAACAAAAGAAAGCTTTAAGACCTTTATTGTTTGCAGGAGTTTTAATCGAAGGTGCTGTTATTGCTTATGAAAGCAATCTTGAAACAGGAGGTATTGGAGCTAGATACTTAGGTATTGGTTCTACTATCCAGTATAGAGAAGATAGCGTTACAGTAACTTTACGCATGGTATCAGTAGCCACAGGCGAGATACTTATAGAAGTCATGACTGAAAAAACTATATTTAGTTATGGCAAATCAGAAGATGTCTTTAGATTCATTGAGATGGGAACTGAATTAGTAGAAATAGAACTAGGTAATTCTCGTAATGAATCAACAACCTTAGCACTTATGAAGGCAATAGAAAGTGCTGTATTAGAATTAATAAATGTCGGTTATGACAGGAGTTTTTGGAAACATGAAGAAATTAAAATTAATGAGCCTGATTGCGATGCTGAGTGTATCGACAATGTACGCGGCTGATAACGAAATATATGTAGACCAGTCTGGTACTGGTGCTAATATAGACTTAGAACAACTAGGTATATCTAATATTATTGGTGGTTTAAATTCTACAGCAGGAAGTGTTACACCTTTTGATTTAGATGGTAATACTATGACACTAGATATTAATATGATTGGTGCAACTAACAAATTTCTTGGTGATATATATGCTGATAACTTTACAGGTTTATATAACTTTACTGGCTCAACCAATACTTTTACTATTCAAGTTGACCCAACTAATACATATAGTTCAGATGGTTCTGACCAAAACATAGCAGTTACTGGTGCTAGTAATACATTTACTCTTAATCAAGGAACTTCTGCACTAGCAGCATCTCTTAATTTAGACTGGATTATTCAAGGTTCTAACAACACAGTTACTTCTAATATTAATATAGATGGAGCAACAAACTATATGGACATAGATGGTTCAGACAACACAGTTAATTATACTGGTGCAGGTGTTACTGCTTCAGCAGGAGGTTACTTTTGGCTAGACCATACAGGCGGACAAAGAACATTCAATATTCAACAACTGAGTACACAAGACAATGACTGGCTTAAAATCATATCAATTGGTGGCAACGCTTCTTCTACTGTTTGTGTCATTCAAAACGACCAAGGTACAAGCACAAGCTGTTAATATTGGAGATATATCCGAACTAAATGGTTCTGCTCAAATACTAAGAGATGAGCCATTAGATGCTGAATTAAAATTTGCTATACAAAGCAATGATGAAGCTATTACCACCAATGGAAGAATGGCTATTACTTTTTTAGATGATAGTAAAGTAAGCTTGACAGAACATTCACAGCTTCTTATAGATGAATATATCTATGACCCTGACCCATCAAAAGCTAAAATGGCTCTTACATTTGGTTTAGGAACAGCAAGATTTATTACTGGCAATTTAAATCGTATAGATAAACAAAACATATCTCTCAAAACACCTACTGCAAATATTGCAATAAGAGGTACTGATTTTACAGCTACAGTAGATGAACTAGGTCGTAGCCTTATAATACTTCTACCAGACGCTCTAGGGCTTTCTAGTGGAGAGATAGAAGTAGTTACTGCAATGGGTAGTGTTTTATTAAATAAACCTTATCAAGCGACTACAGTAAGTGTATTTGAATCTAAACCAAGTAAACCAGTTATATTAGATTTAACATTAGACCTTATTGATAACATGCTTATTGTTACACCGCCTAAAGAAGAAATTGTTATACAAGAAGAAATTACATCTAAGCGAGAAAATATATTAGATTTTAATGACTTAGATATAGATTATCTTGCAGAAGATTACTTAGGTAAAGATGAGTTAGAATATACTGAATTAGATATAAATTATTTAGATGTTAATTACTTAGAAGATTTATTAAATGTATTAGATGCCTTAGCAATATCTGATGATGAAGATGCTTTAGCACAAGCAACTAGTACACAAATTTCAGGAACTTTATTAGGTAAAGACCCTGATACACAAATTACAACTTTAATAACTGGTAATGTGATTAGTTTAAGAAGAAGTGTTAATGAGTCAGCAAGACTAGATTTAGATGGAAGTAATTCTTATACAGTTATTTTTATACAAGATGGAATATCTAATATAGTAAAAGTAAATGGTGGAAGTGATTCTGTCATAACTATAACTCAGAGTGATTAATGAAGAAACTAATATTCATAATACTTATAATGTTAATGTTGCCGATGTTATATCAATCAACACCAACAGAAATATTAAAACTAAAAACATTTGATTCTTTTGTTAAGCAACAAGAAACTTCAGGTAACTTTGTTATTCTTAACATAACAGAAGATGATGTAGAGAAAGAAGGCGGTTATCCTTTTCCTAGAAAAAGACTAGGAGAAATACATAATACTTTAATAGATAAAGGTGCTTTAGGAGTTGGATGGGTTATATCTTTTCCACAAGCAGATAGATTAGGTGGAGATGAATACTTTGCTAATTCATTAAAATATGGAAATTCTGTTATTGCAATGTTTGAAGATGGCAAAGGTAACTTCCCTCAAACTACAGGCACAGTTATCAAAGGTAACAATATTGGTGGTATAGTATCTGAGGGAGTCAAGGAAAACCTGAACACTCTAGCAAATAATACATTACAGGGATTAGCCATTGCTCCCACCGAAGTTGACCAACTTGTTAGACGCATACCTTTATTAGTAAGAACTCCTGATGGATGGATAGCTTCTTTTGGTACACAAGTATTAAAAGGATTAACAGGAGCAAAAACTTACATTATCACTACAAATGATAATGGTATTCAAGAGATATCAATACGAGGAATACCACCAGTTAAAACAGATAGCTTAGGTCGTAAATGGATTAGTTGGATAGAAACACCACAAACAAATTTACAAGAAATGGATGTTGCTAATAAATATGTATTTGTAGGAGTTACAGCTAACGGAGTAATGCCACAAATTGCAACGCCAGTTGGATTATTAGAACCACATAAAATACAAGCTGCTTTAGCAGAATCTTTATTAATACAAGATAGTCCTTATATTCCTGACTGGGCTTTAGCTGTAGAAATATTAATCTTAGCAACAACAGTTTTGTTAGCCTGGATGTTAATAAATATTTTAGGAATAACTACAGGAATACTATTTACTAGTATATTATTTTTTATAACGGCATTTAGCGGTTATTATTTAATACAAAAAGGTATTCTTATAGATGTAACTTGGGCTTTAATATCACAATTTATAACAGCTTCTACAGCTTTTTATCTTAGATTTAGAGAACAATATAAATTAAGACAACAAATAAAAAAACAATTTGAACACTACCTTGACCCAAGACAAGTAAAACAATTACAAAAGAATCCTGAATTATTAAAACTAGGCGGAGAAAAACGATATGCTACCTTCTTATTTACTGATGTTAGGGGATTCACCTCTATGTCGGAAACTCTCGAACCAGAAAAAGTAACTTATATAATGAACAAAGCTTTAACTGCACAACAGTCAGCAGTACAAAAGCATGGTGGAATGGTAGATAAATATATAGGTGATGCAATGATGGCTATATTTAATGCACCTTTAGATTTACTTAATCATCCAAAAATAGCATTTGAATGTGCTTTAGATATTATAAAAAATATGTCTACTTTGAATGTAGAATTACAGGCAGAGGGATTGCCACCTATAGCTATAGGAATAGGAATAAATACAGGAGATGCAGTAATTGGAAATATGGGTTCAGAATCTAGATTTGATTATACTGCTATTGGGGATGCTGTTAATACTGCAGCTAGATTAGAAAGTGCTACAAAAGAAAGAAATGTAGATTTATTAATTGGAGAATCTACTGAAAGTTTATGCGGATATCATCTTAAAAAACTTGAATCTATTAAAGTAAAAGGTAAAACTAAAGCATTGGAAATATATACTTATGAGTAAAATATTAATAGGAATTATAATAATGTTGGTTTTATCAACACTATTATTATGGAATCAAAATTCTAAACTATCTGCTTTAAATCAAGCTTTTGAATTAAGAGACCAAGAACAAAAGTTAGCAATAGAATCATTGCAGAATGACTTTGCTACACAGACACAAGGTTTATTAGTTATACAATCACGCAATCAAGAAATAGAATTAGAAATGAATCGGTATCTTGATATATTTAAAAGACATGATTTAAGTAGATTAGCAGCAGCAAAACCTGGACTTATAGAGCCTAGAGTAAACAAAGGAACAAAAAATGTATTTGATAGCATCGAAGAAGATAGTCGTAACATTGACAGTCTTGATGATGGCTTGCAGTTGCAGCCTAATACCAAGTAAACAGATAGAGGTTATTTCTAAACCTATAGAAAGAACTATAGTACAACCTATATTACCAAGACAAATAGATTTAAAAGAACCTTATTGGTATGTTGTTTCAGATAAAAATTTAGATGAGTTTTTAATCAGAGTTGAGAAAGAGCAAGGTCAGGTGGTATTCTTAGCTATGTCTGTGCCTGATTACGAACTTATGGCATATAATATGCAAGAGTTAAAGAGGTATATAAATGAACTTAAAGAAGTTGTTGTCTATTATAGAACAGTTACTACAAAAACTGAGGAATAAAAAAATGAATATATCACAAGAAGGTTTATCTCTTATTAAAAAATTTGAAGGTTGTGAGTTACAGGCTTACAAATGTGCAGCAGGTGTTTTAACTATAGGATATGGAAGCACTAAAGGAGTAAAAGAAGATGATACTATTACTCAAGAAGAAGCAGATGCATTATTACTACATGAAATGGAAGAATACGAAGGTTATATAAATAATGCAGTAACAGTTGATTTAGAACAAAATCAATTTGATGCTTTAGTATCATGGGTTTTTAATCTTGGTCCAGCTAATCTTAAAGCTTCAACTATGTTAAAAGTAATAAATGATAATAAATTAACTGAAGTACCAGCTCAAATAAAACGCTGGAATAAAGCTGGAGGAAAAGTATTGCAAGGTTTAATTAGACGCAGAGAAGCTGAAGCTTTATTATTTGAAGGTAAAGAATGGTACGAGGTGTAACCCATGCCTCTATCTAAATATGTATT